TGTATAAAGGCATGATGCCCAATAAAGCATACACGCTCGAAGAGCTTGGGATCACATACGACTGAGGAGGACGCGGCATGAGATTCATTGATTACGACAAGCTGCACAATGCGATTTACAAGAAAATAATTGAATACACGCCACCTGCTCTCAGGGATGAATACGGGAGAGGATATGCGGAAGGCTTACACAGGGCACTTTACGTGATCGAGTGTCAGGATAAGTTCACCGAGTGGGACAACAGAAAGAAACTTCTTCAACCGGAACACTCTGATTTTGATTGGTCCATTGTCAATGCCATGTTGGAAGACCTGTCAGACATGCTACCGGACACAAACAAAGCGCACGGCGGCGGTTGGCTTCAGGACTGGTTGAAGAATTTCATGTGGGAAAACAGCATCGATCCTGCTTATCTGCTGATGGAGGAGAAGGATGAAGGTACCGAAAAGGAGATCAGCAGATGAACAGATATTATTCTATTTTACGTCCCGTCTCAATCAGCACGTTTCCAGACAGAATCCATATCACAAGGTTTCGCAACTATGATTACCAGACAGAAGTACCAGAGATTCAGCGGGCAGCATGGGGATATTTTGAAACTCCTGACAAGCTGACAGAGCAGGAGTGCTATCGGTATGACTTGGTAGAAGGAGCAAAAAGGCTGGAGGAAGACGAATGCGACTGATTGACCCTGACGAGATCTATTTCGCGGCGTGTCGGATCGATCCTACGTATTCAGGGAAGTCAGCGTATTACGAGCATGTGGCATTCCAGCGGGATGTCGATCAGATCAAGAGAATTGAGGCAGAACCGGTGAAACATGCGCACTGGGTGGCATGTGAAGACGAATACGAAGATGAATATAAATGCTCTGCGTGCGGAGGAATCCAATTTTTCGCTATGACACCGCAAGATGAAGGATGGGAATATTGTCCACACTGCGGCGCAAAGATGGACAAGGAGGAAGGGAAATGAAAATTGAAAGAATGACAGAAATTGAGACATCCGATATCGAAGTTGGCGACCGGATCCACGTCGCTCACTATACGGCGACGTGTCAGGAGATCACGCCAAAGGGCGCACTGTTTTTGATGGATCAGTACCTCGATAAGCGGATGCCGATGAATAAGAAGAACACAAACAAGGGCGGCTACGCGAAGAGTGATCTGCGGAGAGCACTGCAAAGCGTGGACGTACTCAAGCTATTCTCAGGTATCCGTGAGTGGATGGTCCCGTTCGACAACGGCGATCTGCTCCGGATCCCGTTTGCCGGCGAACTTTTTGATAAGTTGCCGAGCTGGTGCGAGCCGGACGATCATGAGCAGTGGCCGCTCATGCGGGACAGACGCAACAGATTAGCCTCAAGATGCGGCGAGTACGAGTGGGGTTGGCTCCAGAATAAGGACAAAACGTCCTCGACGTTTTTTTGCAGTGTCTACAACGGCGGTGATGTTGGCGGCTGGAGCGCCTCGAATTTCATCGGGGTCCGGCCGGTTTTCCAGATCGCAACATGCAGAGAGGAGGCGGAGATGTGCCATTCCTGACATTTATCCTTGGCTACGGTCTTGGAATGATCGTGACCTTGTGGATCGTGATTAGAAACAGCTAGAGGGAGGTGATGCCGATGGACGTGATAACAACATTGCTGCAGATGGCAGGCGAGGAATCGTCGGTCATCCGGAAGACCGCAATCATGGACGCAGTGAACGCAGTCGAGAAACAGCGCGAGTATCCGGGAAGGCGAACATTCAAGTGTCCGGTATGCGGCGCAGACATCCTGCTGACTGACGTATTCTGCCGGCACTGCGGCCAGCGGCTGCCGAGCAGCAAAGATATGTGGAGGACGCTATGACAGCCAAGCAGTTTCTGTATTCAGTTCGAGACGAACAGAAGGAGATCGAGGAGATCGGGGATCGCATCTATGAGCTTGAGATGTCGCTACTTCCCGGCGCGATGCGATACGACGTAGACCGGGTGCAGGTATCTCCGACGGACACAACCACGGACCGGATGGCAGAGATCGCAGAATATATGGGCGAGCTGAAGCGAAAACAGTCGGCGTTGACCGACAAGAGGCTGAAGGCACAGCGACTGATAAATCATCTGACGGACAGCAGAGAACGTCAGGTGCTGGACATATATTTTCTTTCAGTTAAGCGGCCAGGGATGAAGGATGTGGCGGTGATGCTGAACTACTCACAGCGGCAGGCTTATCGATTTTATGTGTCGGCGCTGGAACATCTGGAAAGATGGCAGTGAATGTCACTGGCAATCGTGATATGATGATAGCGTGAAAGGTGAGTCAGAGTAAGACTGATCACATTTCCCATCCTGTGTGAGCGGTAGGTGCAATGCCTGCCGCTTTATGTATATACGGGGGTCAACACGAGAAGGTAGTGGCAGCACTGCTGCCTTGAGCGGATAGGTGCAGGCCGCTATACAAATTCACCCGGCGGGGCAAGCGCCCCGCCATGCTCTGGGTATACCACCCGGAGCTTTTTTAATGGGCAAAAGAGATGACACAGGCAGAACTGGCAACATGGATCAGGCAGCTGATCAAGGAGGATCGGCTGTATAAATTCTACAAGTCAAAGGACTGGATCAAGTTAAAGACAGACATCCTGCGGGATGCTCACTATGAGTGCGCAGTGTGCAGACAGCACGGGAAGATCACACGGTACGATGTGGACTTCATGACCGGAGAGAAGAAGCTGATCTCAACCGTACATCATGTCATGCATGTGCGTGACCATCCTGAGCTGGCAATGTCGCGGACGTTCCGCGATCCAGCAACAGGCGAGATCAAGACGAATCTTCTGCCGGTGTGTAAGTCCTGCCACAACAAGCTGCACCCGGAGAAATTTAAAAGCAAACAGAAACAGGCGAAGCCGCTGACGGTTGAGAGATGGTAAGGATACCCCCGGGGCCTATAACCCCTGTAAAAAGGTGGAACCGAGCAACGGGGAGGCGGTCTAGCCTGTTCAGACGCGCGCGCGACGCGCATAGCAAAATTCAGGAGGGAAAGATATGGCACAAGCTGAATCATCGAAAGAGGTCGCCCAGATCATGAGGTCTGGCGCGTATCGGAAAATCAAAAAGTCACTACTTGAACAGCTCGCTCGATCCGGGAACGATGACCCGCATTTCTCCGACATGGTAGAGGATTACATGAAAATGTACGTCACGAAAGAGCTGTGCAGCCGGGACATCGAGCAACGCGGGGTGAATGTGACATCCATCGGATCGAAAGGTCAGACTGTTGTACACAAGAACGACAGCGTTGACATGATGCTCAAGACGAACGCGCAGATGCTAAAGCTCCTCGATGCGCTGGGAGTCAAGCCGGATGCCGTAGTGGAGGACGATGAAGAGCTGTTGTAAGCTCCCGCCTGAAATCCAGGAATGGATCGACATCGTGGAGAATGACACATTCCGGTGCTGTGAGGAGCAACACCTGTTGATCCAGCATGTGAAGGACTGCTTCGCGAATGAGGACATCGAGATCGACATTGAACGGCTGCGGAATTACATGCGGCTGTGCGATAGCTATGTTCCGTTCAAATTGTTTCCCTGGCAGAAGTTTGTCATTGCGCTGCACGACTGCTGCTATCTGAACGGGCGGCCACGCTGGCCTGATCTGTTCTGTGAGATTGGCCGTGGGGCTGGCAAGGATGGAACGATCGCAGTCGAGGCGTTCCTGCTGACATCGCCATACAACGGAATTCCGGAGTATGACGTGGACATTTGCGCAAACAACGAAGAACAGGCAGTAAGGCCTGTGCAGGACCTGACCGGTTTTTTCGAGCAGCCGGCCAACGTGAAAAAGATCAAGAAGTTCTATCACTGGACGAAAGAGCGGATCGTCAGTGTGAAGACACGGTCGATGATAAAAGGCCGGACGAATAGTCCGAAGGGCAAGGACGGCCTCCGCTCGGGAATCGTGATCTTCAACGAGATCCACCAGTACGAGAACTACGACAACATCAACGTTTTTACAACAGGCCTTGGAAAGAAACAGGACCCGCGCCGGTCATACTATACGACCAATGGTGATGTGCGGGACGGTCCGCTTGACGATCTTCTGGCGGATGCCGAGGACATCCTGAGAGCCGGGGCTGATGACAATGGCTTGCTGCCGTTCATCTGCAAGCTGGACAAACGGGAAGAGGTGGACGATGAGGCAAACTGGACCAAGTCAAATCCATCCCTTCCGTATTTGCCGAACCTGCTAGATGAAACCCGGAAGGAGTACCGAGAGTGGAAGAAGAATCCGGACCGCCTGCCGGCATTCCTCAGCAAGCGGATGAACCTGCCTGATCTGGCAAAGGATACGGCTGTTACTGATTGGGAATCCATCGCGGCAACGAACAAGGAGCTTCCGGATCTGACCGGGAAGAGCTGCACAATCGGCATTGACTATTCAAAGACAACCGACTGGATGGCGGTTGATATCCATTTCCGAGACGGCGACCAGAGATATGACATCTGCCATGCATGGGTGTGCGCGCAGTCGCGCGACCTGCCGAAGATCAAAGCGCCATGGCAGACATGGGTGAACAACGGTCTGCTGACGTATGTCGACGATGTGGAGATTCACCCGTCAATCGTCGCTGAGTACGTCCAGGAAGTCGGACGGAAATACAACATCCAGCAGGTCGGGATTGATAACTATCGGTACTCACTGCTATCCGATGCATTGGCGAAAGTCGGCATATCCAAGGAACAGGGCAATCTGACGATGATCAAGCAGCGCGACATCCTGAGCGTTGTTCCGGTCATCGACCATTGTTTCATGGAGCGCTACTTCACATGGGGCGACAATCCTATGCTGAGATGGGCGACGAACAATACGAAGCTGATCAAGTATGGAAAAGACGTCGGCGCAGACAAGGGATCGTATGTTTACGCCAAGATAGAGGCACATGCACGGAAGACTGATCCATTCATGGCACTGGTCGCGGCGATGTGCGTAGAAGAAAAAATCAAGACGCCGGCACCGATGCAGGTTGTCAACATCATCACATTCTGAAAGGGGGTGAAGCAATGGCATGGTTTAGCACATTTCTTGAAAAGCTGTTCCCGACGACGGAGCACATCGGCGGGGATCCGCAGGCAGTTGTCATTGACATCCCGCCAGATGTTTACTACGAGTCACTGGCAATCTATACGGCGGCATCCTTGATCAGTAACGCGATCGGACACTCTGAGGTAAGGACGTATCGGAATGGGAAACCTGACCGGACGACAGATGATTACTACCTGCTCAATGTCGCGCCGAACAAGAACGAGACATCCAGCCTGTTCTGGCATCGGGTTATCAACAAGATGATTTACAACGGCGAGGCACTGATCGTTGATGCCGGCGGGGCACTGTACTGCGCGGATTCGTTCACACGGACTGTCGAGCGGCCGATCCTGGGCGACATCTACGGAAACGTCACGGTTGGGAATTTTACTTTCAACCGGATTTTTACTCAGGACGATGCCTATCTGATCCGGCTGGACAATATCCAGGTGCGGAGACTGATCGATGGCATGTACGAGCAGTACAAGGGAATCATCGCATCGGCGGCGAAGGCAGTGCAGAAGGGGAACGGGCAGAAGTATAAACTCCACATCCAAGGTACAAAGGCCGGAGATGCGGAGTTTAACAAATTCTTCGCTGAGAACATCAGCACACAGTTGAAGGCGTATTTGGAAAATGACAATGCGGTATATCCGGAATTTGACGGATATGAGCTGCTGTCTGATCCAGTCGCTGAGAAGATGACCGGCGATCATTCGGCGGAGTTTTTGTCGCTGAGGAAGGATCTGTTCTCCATTGTGTCCGCGGCGTTCCATATTCCGGATAGCATGATGTCCGGGAATATCACGAATATGTCGGACATCGTGGGATCGTTCCTGACTTTCGGTGTGGATCCATACGCTGACGTGATCAGCGAAGCTCTGAACAAACGTGGAACGCTGGACAATTATCGGCGCGGCAACTACTACGTGATGGACACATCATCCATCCTGCACCGCGATCAGTTCGCAGTGGCCGCCAATGTATCAAATCTGATCTCATCCGGCGTCAAGAGCATCGATGAGGTGCGCGAGATGCTGGGAGATGCTCCGCTCAATACAGAGTGGAGCCAGAAACATTTTATTACAAAAAACTTCGCGGATATCGCGGGGGGAGAGGAGAAAGCAAGTGAAACGATTTTACCAGATAACGCATGACGAACAGTCGCGCACCGTGGATATTGATATCTACGGGAATATCACACCGTACCCGTATGTGGACGAAGGCACCGGTGAGCAGCATGGCGTATCGTCTAAGGGGCTGAAGGCTGAGATCGATGCCGTGCAGGCAGACACGATCAATGTCTACATCAACTCCAACGGCGGAGACGTTGCTGAGGCGATCGCGATCTGTTCGGCGCTGAGCCGGAACCCGGCGAAGGTTCACACGTATTGCGATGGGTTCGCATGCTCAGCGGCCTCCGTGATCTTCTGCGCGGGGGATCAGCGGACGATGGGCAAGCTGGGGCTGCTAATGATCCACAACTGCAGCGTGTACAACTGGGGACCGATGAACGCGGATGCGCTGCGGAAGATGGCAGACGACGCCGACAAGATCAACCAGGCATCCATCACGATGTACAAGGCAGTGACCGGAATGAGCGAGGAAGAAATCCAGAAGCTCATGGACGCTGAGACGTGGATGACGGCAGAGGAAGCTGTGAAGTATGGCTTCGCGACAGACATCGCAGATGATGATGATGGCGACGAGGGTGCAAGCCAGTCGGCAATGGCGGCGATCCATCAGCGCATTCTTGAGGCCCCCGCTGAGACGTTGCTAGAAGCGCGTATTTCGGCGATTGATGCGAAGATGGACAATTTACTGTCTGCGCTCGCAGAATCGAAACCAGTCAACAAAGGCACAGCCACAATGGCACAGAATGCAAAGAGAGTGTTTGCTGCAATCGCAAAGGAGGAATAAAGAATGCTTAAGAACAAAACTATCATCACTGAAGCTGCATCTGAGATGATGCGCGTATTTACCGACGAAAACGCAACCGAGGAGGCAGTGCAGGCTGCATTTGACAAATTCGGAAACGCAATCGCTGCATCTGTCGGGCAGGATTACCTGTCCGCGAACGGGGATACTGCCGTACTGGCACAGCGCGGTTTCCGTCAGCTTACCAGCGAGGAGAAGGCGTATTACCAGAGAATTATCGATGCAGGCAAGACGAAGACTCCAGTACAGTCTTACATCGGCCTTCCGGACACTGACAAGGTGATGCCGGAGACCATCATTCAGGATGTGTACAAGGACCTTACCGAAGAGCACCCGCTGCTGTCCCGCATCAACTTCCAGAACGTATCCTACCTGACGCGCTGGATTCTCAACGATCACACCGCGCAGACCGCAGCATGGGGCGATGTGAATGATGAAATCACGAAGCAGATCACGTCTGCGTTCCGCGTCGTCGAGGTTAACCAGTGCAAGCTGTCCGCGTATGCGATCATCGAGAAGGACATGCTCGATCTCGGGCCGACCTTCCTTGACAATTACATCCGGACATTCCTGAAGGAATCCCTTGCGTGTGCGCTGGAAAAGGCAATCATCTCCGGCACTGGACTGAAGCAGCCGATCGGCCTTGACCGCGACATCCACAAGGGCGTGTCCTTCTCCTCCGAGACTGGATATCCGCAGAAGACAGCAGTCGCTGTGAAGTCCTTCCTCCCGGCTGAGTATGGCAAGGTGCTCTCCCAGCTGGCAAAGACGGAGCGCGGAACGATGAGAAAATTCGATCAGGTTACGCTTGTGTGTAATCAGGTCGATTATCTCGAAAAGGTTATGCCGGCGACAACGGTTCTGAACGCAAACGGAACCTATTCCACTAACCTGTTCCCGTTCCCGACCGAGGTGATCCGTTCGAACGAGATGGAGACCGGAAAGGCGCTGATCTTCCTTCCGGAGGAGTATTTCTTCGGGCTGGGATCCTCCAAGGACGGCACGCTTGAGTATTCCGACGACTTCAAATTCCTTGCTGATCAGCGCGTGTACAAGATCAAGATGCATGGCATGGGCCGTGCATGGGATAACACAGTCGCTGTGCTACTCGATATCAGCAAACTCAACCCGGCATACATCACGGTGCTTCAGAAGACCGAGACCGCCGGCGCGTAAACGGGAGGGCTGACTGATGCTGAACAAGGACACAATGCCAGAGGAATATCTGAACATGGTCAAGCGGCATCTCAGCGTTACCTGGAATGATCCGGATACGGACGACAAAATCGCAGACATGATGCTCGACGCCGAGGCGGCACTGAACCACCTCCTCGGCGCAAGCGCCGACTATTTCAAGCCCGGGATCGACCGTGAGCTGTATCTGGCATACCTGCTGTATGCGTGGAATAACTGCCTGAATGAATTTGATTCGGCGTATCGAACAGAGATCATCCGGGCACGGCATCTCCACGCATTCCAGAACGGGGGCTGATCATGAAAAAACGGTTTGCGACATATACCGACGGGGTGCTGTGGGTCTGCGAACAAACGGCCGGTAAATCGGATTTCGGCGCAGTGAAGAATGCCAGAGCAGGATCAGATATCAAGCAGATCGAAAAGCTGAACTATCAGGAGATGTCCAAGCGCGATCAGGATCAGGATTTCGCGAATTCGCAGGGACGGACGCTGAGCATGAAAGTACGGTGCCTCCTCCGGCCGTGGGTGACGAAGCTGAACATCGTTAAGATCGACGAGACATTGTACAGCATCATCAATGTTGATTTCGACCGCGCTAGCCGGGTGATGTACCTGTATCTGGAGGAGGTGCGCAAGCTATGACATCAGTGCTGAACCATATAAGCGAGCTGCTGACCGGGATGTGCGCATCCGATGATGTGCCGATGGTTGGCTGCTGGTATGGCGCGTGTCAGGAGACAAAGCTTGACCGCTGGAATTACTTTGTGTTCAACCGCGTTCGGACCGCGACAGCGAGCAACAACATCGACCGGGAGACCTATTACCAGGTGCATGTCATTCATGAGGACTACATCCCGGAGGGCTACATCGATACGGTGATCAAGACGCTTGAAAAGACGCCGGGCCCGAAGCTGAAAAAGACATCGGACGACATCACCTACGATTACACCTTTAAGGGGAATTCAAATATGGTTGTGGAGATCGCAACCATCACGTTCGTGCATCCCCAGAAAAGGAGCTGCTGATGGGTTGGTTCGAATTTGACGCGGGATCGATAGACGATCTGTATGAAAAGATGGTGTCTTACGGCGCGGGATCAGGGCAGATCATCGATAAGGTCCTTCGGTCGGAAGGCGCGGAAGAGATCAAGAAGCAGATTGCGCGCCTGTTGCCGTCATCCGGACGCCACTGGAAAGGAAAAGCACCGGCAGCAAGATCGGCGATGCCAGGGAGGTTCGACCAGGATAACGGTGAGCTGTCAGTAACAATTGCAGCACGCGGGAAGTACCATTATCTGTATTTCCCGGACGACGGAAGCAATACCCGGAAGCATGCAGGTAACAAACAATTCATGCTGCACGGCGCAGAGGCAGCAGCCCCGAAGGTGGTAGAAATGTGCGTTGGTAAACTTGCAGAAGCATTTAACAATTAACGGAGGTAAATAAGATGGCAGGATTTACGTCTACAGAGGTTTTTTCCCCTTATGAGTGCGACCAGCTGGCAATCAAAGTCGCTGGGGAGTCCGCATACACGGAGGATGATTGTGTTGGAAAGCTGACGGTTGAACGCGAGACCAAGACCGTCACGAAAAAGTGCAGAGGGTTCGTCAAAAAGAGAAAGACCAAAGTCACGGGGAACGGAACGATCACCCTCAGCATGCATGTGAAGCTCGACCTGTACAGGAAGCTGCATGCCATGGTCAGCGACGGACTGCAGGATGGTGTGTATGCGTTCGACAATACGGTCCCGATGCCGGAATGCTCGATCGCTGCGCGTGTCAAGGATGAGGATGACAACATCATGTTTAAGGGCTTCCCACGTTGCAAAATCGAGGAGGTCGGGCAGCTGTCTGTCGAGAATGGATCCGATGAGGTCGCAGAGGTGGAGATCAAGCTTTCTTACATGCCGGATGATTACGGCAAGGGAGAGTATGAAGCTCTGGCCGATGAGCTGTCCGGAACGGTGCTGACGAAAGAAAACTGGATGACGACATTCTCCAGCGAGAAGGCGCAGAAGACAGACGGCTGATCTGACTGACGCAGGAGGGAAAGATGACTGATACAACAGTTGCAATCGAATTCGACGACGGGACGAAGGAATCTGGAACGCTCAATTTTTACAGCCTGTACCTGCTCCGCGAGGGCGGGGACAAGGCCCGGGCGATCTATGAGAATTACCAGAAGATCAGGCTGAACGGCGCAAAGGATGAGCTGGACTATGCATACCTTGTATATACAGCGTATGTGTGTGCGAATCTGGACAAGGAGTACATCGACTATCCGGAGTTCCTGAAGCGGCTGATCCCGAACAGGGGGATGCTGTTGCACACCGTCAACCTGCTGCTCAACCCGCAGCCGAAAAAAAAAGCGACTTCGCCAGCGCCTTCAAAAGGGCGACAAAGCCAGTAAATAAACGGGTGCGCATGCCACAATTCACTCTGGAAACCATTGAGGATCATTACACATACTATGTGCAGTTGATGGGGATTCCGGAGGATGTCTTCTGGCATGCGCCGTTTCCTTTTTTGGAGCGGATTGTAGAAAACAAGACAGCATATGATGCATGGCATGCGTCGGTGCTGCAGTATGAGAGGGACAGAAATGGCGGGTAAAAACGAAGCAAAAATTAAGTTTACTGCGGATACCGCCGAATTTAACGAGCAAATCACGCAGGCGAATTCTGCGATGACGGGACTCCGCGCGGAGATGAAGCTGAACGACGCGCAGTTCAAGAACACCGGGGATTCGGCGGAGTATCTGAAGCAGAAACAGCAGCTCCTGCAGTCCGAGCTGGAAGCGAACGAGCAGAAGCAGCAGGCGTTGAATGGGAAGCTGGAAGCCGCCAAGTCGATCTATGGCGAGAACAGCCAGGAAGCGCAGAAGTGGGCTACCAAGCTGACCAATGCCAAGACGGAGCAGGCAAAGCTCGAAGGCGCAATCGCTGAGACGAACGCTGAATTGAATGGGTTTAATTCGACGGCTGACTCTGCAGAGTCAGAGATGAACCAGCTCGGCAATGCCGCAAAAGGTGCCGGTGACAACGTTGACACCGTGAATGTGTCCTTCGGATCCCTGGTGAAAGGTAAGCTGGTCGACATGGCAGGTGATGCCATCATGGGGCTTGGGTCGAAGGCAATTGACGCGGGGAAGAAGCTGATCCAGCTGGGCGTTGACGCGGCATCATACGCTGACAACATCCTGACAGCATCGCAGGTTACAGGGATGTCGACCGATGAGCTGCAGGAGTACCAGTATGCATCGGAGCTGATCGACACAAGCCTGGATACGGTCACCGGATCCATGAAGAAGAACCTCAAATCCATGATGCAGGCGCAGAAGGGATCAGAGGACTACACGGCGGCATATGAAAAGCTTGGAGTCAGCGTAACAGATGCAAATGGGAATCTGAGGAATTCCGAAGATGTGTTCTGGGACTGCATCGATGCTCTGGGCGGCGTATCCGATGAGACAGAGCGGGACGCCATCGCGATGCAGATCTTTGGTAAGTCAGCGAACGAGCTGAACCCGCTGATCATCAAAGGATCTGACGGATTTAAACAGCTGGCGCAGCAGGCGCAGGATGCCGGAGCAGTTCTGTCTGGTGACACGCTGGATTCTCTCGGAGGTGTGGATGATTCCATCCAGTACCTGAAGCAGAATTCGGAAGCCTTCGGACGAGCGATCGGAACGAAGGTCGCGCCCATGATCGGATTTTTGGCAGATGCCGCCTCTGATGCGCTGATCGGATTGACGAACTTCGTCGAGGGCGCGGACTTGTCGCCACTAGAGCAGCAGATCAAGGATGTCCAGACAGACGCTGACAATTTCAAAAAAACAATTGATGAGACTGGTGAAACGTGGGATACATCATTCTCTGACGTGCAGACTGTTGAACAGCTGAGCAATCGGCTGAAAGAATTGAACAACGTTTCCAACCCGACGCTCGAGCAGTCATTTGAGATGCGCACGATTGTCGGTGAGCTGGCGCAGACGATCCCACAACTGGCAGATGCCTACGACGAAGAGACCGGAAAGCTGAAGCTGACAAACGATGAGATCGATAAATATGTTGACAACTGCGAAGCCCAGATGCTCGCAACAGCGAAAAAACAGGCAACGCAGGAGCTGTACAATGGACTGCTGAAAGAGGAAGGAAACCTACTCAAAGCGCAGGAAGCTGATCAAGTAGCAAAGGATAATGTCTACAGCATCATGGAGCAGAAATCTGCTCTTGAAGATCTGTGGGGCACGTATGAAAAGCTACAGGAACAGCAGCAGAAAGCTTTCGCGAACGGTCAGGATACCACCGAGATCGGCGAGCAGATGGCGAAAGTCTCGGAAGAGCTGTCTGATAAATATGGCGTTGCTGCCGGATCAGCTGACACATATAACCAGGCGCAGGATCGACTGTCTGATTCGCTCCGGGAAGCACAGGAAACATCATCCGATGCCAGTAAGGCGCTGAGCGATACGACTGCAAACATCGACGAAGCAAAAGGCCAGATAAAGGACGTCGATGAAGCCACAAAGGGATTGACCAAGGAGCTGGGGATCAATACTGAAACGACGGACGAAAACTCAGACTCCAAAGATAACAACACTGATAAAACCATAGAAAATTACGAGGCGCAGCAGGAAGCAGCGGAGAACGCGAAGACCGCAGCAGCCGCATATAAGACCGCATCTGATGCGATGGAGCAGGCATTTACGTCGGCTGTCGAAAGTGCGAAAAGTGCCTTTTCTATCAACCCATTCGACAAATGGGAGCAGGATTCCGAAAAAGGATTGTCAGCCTTCATGGAAGCCATGCAGTCCCAAGAAGAGGGAATGAAGAATTACCAGGCGAATATCGATGTCCTCACGGATAACCTGGGACAGAGAGCGCCTGAATTCTTAAATTACCTTGAGCAGATGGGGCCGGAAGGCGCGCAGCTGGTCCAGGAACTGGCTGATGCGGTCACATCCGGAGATATGCAGACCGTCAATGACGCAATGTATCATTTCCTTGCCGCTACTGATCAACAGCAGGAGCTGTCCGCAAATCTGGCGGCGGATGCGGTTGCCTATAAGCTGGGACTTGGAGAAATCGGATCATCAGATGCTGAATACCAGGAGCTGCAGGATTCGATCACGAACGGGTTCACAAAGGCGGATGAGGCGACAAAATCATCAGTCGCACAGCTTGCGGCATCGGCGCAGGCCATGGGCGTTACGATTCCATCCGGTTTGGCTGATGGAATTTCCAGTGGGTCGACAAGCCCGGAGCAGGCGACGCAGCAGCTGACATCTGCGATGTTCGGACAGCTGAATGGATTGGTAACCGCAGCGCAGAAGGCCGGAATCTCACTGCCACAATCACTTGTAGATGGGATCAACGCGAAAACAGTGGATCCAGTGCAGGCATTTAATGAGCTGGTAAAATCCATCAACGGATCATCGGTGGATACATCCGACGCAAAGGCTGCCGGCGAAGCGACCGGATCGGCAATGACGAAAAGCATGACGGATGATGCATCTAAGGGTGCATCGGAAGCTGCGAGCACAGCCATCAGCGAATTGTCAAAGGGGATCAGCAGCCAGGCGAGCACTGTGACCGGGGCTGTGAGCGCCATGATGGCCAACGTGCGGACAATGTTGACGACCGGCACGAAGGCAATGGCGCCGGCGATATCCGGCAGCCTGGATAGAGTGACGGATGAATTCTCGGACATGGCATCGGACGTCAGGCGATCGATGAGCCAGTCCGAAACATCCGTGATCGTTGGAGTCGGAAAGCTGAGATCGGCGCTACACACGAAGCTCAAAGGACCGGATATCGCTGTTCCGCATTTCTCAATGTCTGGAGATTTCAACGCAAAGACGAAGCAGGTGCCGTCCGTATCCGTCCAATGGTACGCGAAAGGCGCGGTGTTTGACAATGCGACGATCATCCCGACGTTGTACGGACTGAAGGGAGTCGGTGAAGCCGGACCGGAAGCGGTCGCGCCAGTCGACGTGCTGCAGAACTATGTCGCTGCAGCCGTGATGCAGTCGGTGCCGCAGATCGACTATGATCTGTTGGGTGAAAAGGTCGCTGAAGCTGTATCACGGATGGATATGACCGTCGAGATGGACGGCCGCGAATTCGGCAGGGCAGTAAGGAGGGTGTCCGGATGAATCTATACTATGAGGGGTCGACCGGCGAGATCATCGACTTCAACTCGGATGCCCTTGCCGCCGAGAATCCGGAGGTGCTGGCGAAGTCCGAGTGGAAGTTTTCGACAATCTCCGGTGTAAACGGGATCGGCCGGGTGAAGACGTTCTACAAAGATACGTCCGAGTGTGATTTCAAAATCGATGTGCTGGCCGAAAATGCGGCGGAATATAACGCGATCATGGCGAAGATGCACCGGGTATTCGATGCAGATGTGCAGCGTATGCAGCCTGGCAGACTGTGGTGGAACGGATTCTACAGGGAAGCCTTTATCGTCGTGCAATCTTATGAGAGCTTCGACGAGATGATGGAGTCCGTGACGAAGACCGTGCATGTGATCAGCACGTACCCATTCTGGATCAAGGAGAACACGTATCATTTCACATCGATCAGAGACGAATCGACAGGACTCTATTTTGCTTTTGATTTTCCGATTGATCTCGGAGCGCCGAGCTATTCTGAAGTGCTACCATGCGACTGCATCAATTCGGCAAATTTCAAGTTGACATTTTTCGGGCCGTGTACAGATCCATCTGTGACCATCGGCGGGAACAGGTACGGCCTGTTCTGCACGCTCGGAACGGATGAGCGGGTAGAGATCGATTCAAAGATGAAGACGATCGAGAAGTATGACGCCCACGGGAACGAGGAAAATTACTTCTACCTACGCGACAAGGACAGTTACATCTTTACGAAGATTGACCGTGGAGACATTCCAGTTGTGCGGTCAAAATCGTTAAAAATGGATGTAACGCTGTTTGACGAGAGGGGTGAGCCGGCAGTATGGATTTGATCTATACGGACGAAAAGCGGAAAGACGTCGGCGTAATGATGGCGTATACGCTGGATATGGCGTATGGGTCGGATGAAAACGACTTCGAATGCACGGTCGGGCGGGACAACCACTGCTGCCGGGTCGGCTGCTACCTGTACGTTGACGGTGAAGACTACGGCGGATACATCGATAGCATCAAGGTAGATACGGAAAAAGGCGATATCACTTATAAGGGTCGGACATGGTACGGAATTCTTGAGAGCCGGGTGATCTGCCCACCTTCCGGGCAGGATTATGCGATCTTCGGCGGCGAAGCGAATACGGTATTGGGGCAGATCATCGAGGCTTTGAGGCTCGGTGATCTTTTTTCTGCCGATACAGCAGGATCCGGAATCACGATCAATAACTACCAGATGGAACGGTATGTAAAAGGATACACAGGAATCAGAGCCATGCTGAAATCTGTGTATGCGAAGCTGCGTTGCCGCTGGCATGAGGGAAAAGTGATCCTGTCCGCCGAGCCTGCTGCTGACTACAGCCAGGATGAGGAGTGGGACACATCGCAGGTCGATTACACTGTTACAAAAAACTATCATCCAGTGAATCACATGATCTGCATGGGGCAAGGCGATCTCAAGGATCGGGCAGTGATCCACATCTTCACCGATGCCCATGGAGGCATCCAGAAATATGCGAAGAATGATCCACCGCTGCAGGATAGCGATTACATCCTGGATGAGTCAAGCCGTGTGATCAGCGGCATGGATGAGGTGGCGGAGGTGCTGGACGAACCGTCATCGTCGATCACCACCAACTACATCCTGACGACTGCGAAGCCGTCGAATTGGGATCAGGACTGTGAGGAATACTTCACACACGAAATCCAGGAGGACGGAGACGACAGCTATTCACACGTACGCAAACACCGGTTGGGGCACGTTCTGCAACGCTACCAGCCTGCGGACTGGTCCGTAAATTTCGGAAGCTACTACACGCGGGGGACCGATGATAAGGGCGAGGTGAAATATTCGTCGGTGCGTGGCCAGACCGTTTACAACCTGCTTGGATCACAGCCGGCTGACTGGGCGACGAACTACGGCGAATATTACACGGCTGGAGGTGGCAGCCGAGTAAGCGGAATCGATCAGGAAAGTTACGTCAGACAGGGCGTGTGTCCTGGCGACTGGGCGACGAACTACGGAACCTACTATTCACTGTACTCGGACGGCGTGACAACGACATATCGGCGCGTGACAGGGATCAACAACGAGAGCTATCAGCTGCAGACCGGTCGCCCAAGTGACTGGGCAACAAATTACAGCTCGTATTATCGCCGGGCGACCGCGAAGGAGCTGAAGAAGAACAAGAAAGAACGGTGGAAGAATGTCTCGCTGACATCGAAGAAAAAGGTACCAGGATGGCAGGCAGGAAGATATTACACCAGAATATCATTTGAGACTCCACCCAACTGGGGAGCGGATGCGCGATTTACGCTGATAAAGTACAAGATCGCGCCGGCGTTTGCAGCAAATACTTACTATGTTCGCGTGGATAATTCCCCGCCTTCGTGGGCACAGAACACGTATTACACCAACAGCGATGAAATGGTTGCGCCGGAATGGACGACCGGGACGTACTTCCGGGCAGTCGAGGACCGGTATGCAGCGCTGGTGGAATCGGCAAAGAAAAAGCTGGAGGAAGCATGGCAGGCGGATGACCTGGACATCGATCTTGAAGAAACAGATCAGGTGTACGATATCAGCGATCTGGTCGGCTGTATCGAACATACGACAGGGATCACGACGATTCAGGAAGTGTCAAAAAAAATCATTAAAATAACCAACAACGATATCAGCATCAAATACGAGGTGAAATAAATGGGTGTAACGCTTATCACCGGCCACAGCGGAGCCGGGCACATCACATCCGCTGACGCGGGGCGGCTGATCGCGGGTGTTGTGGGCCTTGATCGGTATGTGCTTCCGACTGGGAAGAAATTTGCCTACACGATCATCAGCAACAATGAGATCGACATTGCCGATGGAGACCTGGTTGACCAGGGGCGACACATTTCTCTGCCGCAGAATGAGATAGAGGCTGTGCAGATCGAAAACGGCACGCAGAACAAGGAAAGGATAGACACAATCGCGATCAAATATACCATGGATGCATCATCCGGGATAGAGTCCGCATCGATGGTGCTGAAGAAAGGATCGCCTGTAACAATCGGATCGGGAACTGCTGCGCCTGCTACGCTGACGACCGGCAATATCTACGCGGGGGCAACGGAGGATGAAACCGCGCTGTACTACGTGTACATATCCGGAATCACGATCACTAAGGTCGTGCCAAAATTCAAAGTGATCGAGCCGCTGGGGAACAGCGGATTTGATTTGGCAACTGATGACACATTTGTAACGGCATGGGAGGCATTGCTGAAATGATTAGTCTGCAGAAGATCATCACAAAGCTGAAATCGCTGATCGACAAAAACACAGCAGATATCACTGCGCTAAACAACAAGATTGCCTGGGGCGATCAAGTATTTCTAAACAACGGTTACGCAACTGACGCCAACCAGTGCAGCCGTACCGGAATATATTGGACAAGTACAGCAACAGCAAATGTTCAGGGATACGG